CGCTCATAGTGGCAGGTTGGCCCATTTGCCCGCGCGTTTTTAGGCAAAAAATTTCGCAGCTATACTTGGGGTATGCAACAGGGAGTTAAAAAAATGCGCGCGTTATTGCTGGGGTTGGCGCTGCTGGCCGGCTGCGCCGGCCAGCATCGACGCGGTGCCGGCGCGGTTACGGGCGGTGTTGGATCGGGTGCGCTAGGAGGTATATCTGCATTTATGCGGGTTAATTGATGTTAGACGTCACAAAGCATCCGCCTTGTCGCGATTGCACGTCCCGTGCATCAGCCGAAGATTCGTCACCGCATTCGTCCCGCCCTTCGCGAGCGGGACGAAATGATCTATCTCGATCTGATCTTCTGGGGCGATGATACAGCCGCACCTAGCACACCGGCCGTTTTGCTTGCGTGCCAGCATCAGCGCCACGCCGCGCGTGTAGCGTTTCCGCCTTGTTGATCGCTTCCGCATAACTCACCTTCTCCGGGTCCATCCCGGCCTTCTGTAGTGCGTCACAGACTTGCCGCGTCGCGGCGGCCCAGGATACGAAGCGCACTGTCTTCTGTTCCTGGCGCTCCAGTGCCGCGCGCATCTCATCAAGGTTGTCCCGCTCGATCTGCGCCCGGTTCTCCATCCAGGCATTGACCTCGGCGGCGGACTTCGTTTGCATCCCTGACGGGATCTTATGATCCGGGATCAGGTCACCAAGCAATGACATCTGGCCAACCGCTGCGAACTCAGATTCAGCAGCCATCGCCTGGCGCTCCATGCGCCGGATGCCTTCAGAGATGGAGTTGGTGACGGCTTGGCGGATCACGGTCGCGGAATCGGCATTGCTGTGCATCTCGGCGATGACGTTGCCTAGCAACATATCCGGCGCTTCGTGCTGGGTCTTGTAGCGGTTCAGCGCTGTTTTGATCAGTTGTTCCGACGTGATGTCGATATTCACTTGCATGATAATTTCTCCAGTTGCTTAATAATCCGCGTGGCATGGGCCATCGCGGCGTCCCAAAAGGCGATATCGAAATAGGCGAGGTCTTTGGCGTCGGCCAGGGCGCTGTCCGCTGCGGACAGGTGGGCTAGGATGTCGCGATAGATCGCGGCCGCGTCCTGGTGCGCCGGCTGTTGCGCCAGTTCCGCCTTCACCTGCTCGCGGTCCGCCTGGCGCTCGGCAAATTCGGCAATCATCTGCCCGCCCTCCTTCAAGCCTTCATCCCAGGCGGCACGCTCAGCGTCTGACATCGGCGGCGGCGTGAGTTGCACCACATCGGCCTGCACCGGCGGCGCGACAGTCGGCTTGCGTGGGCCGTTGATGCGGACCTTCAGCGCTTCGGCGTCTTTGCGCTGCATCTCCGGGTGAATGACGCCGTCGGCGATGGCGGCATCAATATCGTCCGGGTCCAGGCTGGCGAGGACGGCAAGGGTGCGCCAGGATGCGGGCAAATCGGCACCATGGTGCCGATTTGATAGCGCCGCGTTGCAGGCAACCGCCTTCAGCATTCGCGCCGTTCGGGCCGAGAAATGCAGCAACGGCTTGCCGGTCGTCTCACCGGTCAACTCGCCCCATTCGCCGTGGGAGCAATCCGCCTTCGCGCGCTTGAGCTTTTCTCCGACGGCAATGATGGCCGCCACGCTATCGCCATAGGCGGTGTTGATGTCTTCGGCCCAGCGCTGGACCTTGGTTTTCAATTGCGAAATGTTGTGCATTCGTTCATCTCCAAAAACATCTAACAAGCGGCTCAAAAGCGACGCGCAAACTGCGCGCGCTTTAGCCGTGGCGTTCAATCACCTCACCAGCCGCCGCAACTGCTGCGCGCGGCGCACACTGATACCCAGTTTTTTTGACAGCCGGGCGCAGTCGTTTTCCGCGCCCTGGTCGGCGATCTGCTCCAGCAAGAGTTTTTTCGGCTGGCGGGCGATGTAGTGCCGCTCGGCGCCGAACTCCTGGCGGATGGCCAGCTCGACGCGCTGCCACACCTCGGCGGGCACGTCGGGGGCCGTTTGTCGGGCCAGGGCGAGGATGTCGCTCAGGGAGTCAGACATGGGCGCGACCTTGCCGGCGGCGTCTGATCATCCGGTGAAAGTGATCGGCGGCATCCTCGGGGGCGGCGCCGTCGAGCGGCGGTGGCGTCTCGTCCGGCGGCGGTTCGGCGGTGGCGCCCTGCTGCCCTTCGAGCAACACGGCGCGGCGGCGCCAGTAGGCTGGGTCAGGCACGCTGACGATTTGCGTGGTGCCATTGTCGCGCGCCACCTTGCGCCGGGCGGTGGCGATGCGCACGTCGCGGTGGTGACCGATGGCGATGGCATAGACCAAGGTATCGAGCGGCTCGTTGCGGGCGTAGTCGGCACCCGGGCGCTGTTCGTAGCGCCCGGTGAGCGGGTTGGACACCTCGGCCAGCAGCCCGTAAAAATATTCATTGGGCAGGCCTGCGGGAAACCGGATGCGCCGCTCCTCCGGTGGGTGGTCGCCGTCGGTGGCCAGGGCGGCGTAGATCATGTCCTTGACGGTTTCGGTGCCTACGTTCCAGATGCCCCAGGCGTTGCGCCGGGCGCGGCCCTTGTGGTCTTTTTCCGCCTCGCGGGCGGTGCTGGCGATAATGGCGGCCTGGCGCGTGGTGCTGCCCTGCACCCGGTACACGGGGATTTTGAGGCTATGGCGCAGGGTGAAGGCGCGCACCTGTTCGGCGCGGTGGCCGCGGTTGTCGATGCCTGCGGCGGCCAGGGCAATGGGTTTTCCGTAGGCGTTAACGCGCGGGGCGTTGAGCCAAGCCTCCAGCTCGTTCCACACCTCGGGGCGGGCGGTGTCGCCGGGAAACTGCACCCAGTCCACCGGGCGCCAGCCAGGGGAGCCGTCGTCTTGCCATGGGTACCAGCCGAGCAGCGTAGCCTCCAGCCAAGTGTCCTGGGTGTCGATGCCCACAGTGAGGGCCAGCACGCCGGGCGGGATCTGGCCCAGTGTGGCGTCGTCGGCGCGCTGAGCCAAGTGGTGCGGCTTGGTGGCGGTGGTGCGGTCTTCCCAGGTCAGGCCGAGATGCAGGTTGCGAAAGGTTTGCAGCAGCGCCGGTTCGGCGCGGCGGGCCTTGCCGTCGGCCGCGCGGTGCATGCCCACCCATTCGCGCGCCAGGTCGAGCCAGGAGGGGCCGAGGCCGATCGGGGCAGTGAGGGCGTTTAGGTGGTAGCCGCGGCGGGCGACGCCGGGCCGTGCCGCGATCCAGCGCCCTCCGGCCAGCAGGGCGGGTTTGCTGGTTTCGTCGATGGCCTTGTTGCAGCCGGTGCATTCGTACCATGCCGACGTGGGCACGGCGGCGGCCTTGTCCCAGCGCACGTTGTCCCACTCCAGCACCTGCAAGTGCCCGCAGTGGGGGCAGGCGACATGGTAGCGGCGCTGGTCGCTGTCGTCGTATTCGCGGGCGATCAGGCTGGCGCCCTCGACGGTGGGGGTGCTGGCCAGCAGCAGTTTGTATTTGTGTGGAAATGCTTTGCAGCGACCTTTGGCCAGGCGCACCGGATCGCCCTCGCGACCGATCACGCCGGGGAATCGGTCGAGATCGTCCAACATGACCAGCCGCGCGGATTTTTGCGCGTAGCTGTTGGGGCTGTTGCCTCCGGCCAAAAACAGGATGCCGCCGGGAAAATCCAGCATGTCGGCGCGGTTGGCGGCGTCGCGCGAGCGCAGACCGCCCAGCAGTTCGCGCACGGCGGGTGTTTCCAACAATAATGGGTTGAGTTTTTGCGTTTTCCAGGTGTCGCGGTCGGCCAGTGTGGGCATCAATACCATGGCGGGGCCTGGGGCGTGGTGCATTGTGTAACCCAGGGCGTTGATCATGGCCTCGGTAACGCCGGCCTGGTTGCCCTTTTTGATGACCACCTCGTGCACCGGGCTGTTGAGGCTGAGGGTGTCCATTATCTCGCGCAGCACCGGGTTAACGGCGGTGCGCCAGCGACCAGGCATGCCGGACTGCTTGCTGCTGATCACCCGGTGCCGATCCGCCCACGCCGACACGCTGAGCCGTTCGCGCGGTTTGACCGCGGCGGCCAGTCGGCGGTAGCAGTGGGGGCGGCGGGGGCGGATCATTTGGTGGCTATACCTGCATTCATGTTGGTTAATATCTGTTAGGTGCTAAAACAGAATTCCACTCCCTGGCTTGGATCATTTTCCAGTCATCGGTGGCGCCGGTGGTTTTCTGTTTGTCGTTCATCGGGTCATCCTCGGATGGCGGCTGGCTCTGGTCCGTCAAGCGGGCGGCTTCCAGTGCCGATTGACGAAATCCATCTCCGCCGCGCCTCGGTCGGGCACGCGGTTGGACAGCCGACGGCCTTTGCGGCCGTGGGCCTTGGCCTTGCGCGCGCACACCTGGCACAGGCTGGCGCGGTGGTGGAGCCCGCGCCCGGCGACGGTGGCTGCGGTAATGGTCTGCTCGCGCCCGCAGCAGTGGTAGCGCACACGGTAGGGCACGGCGCCGTCGATGGCTGAGCGGGTTTTTCCGACGAACGCCAGCAGGTCGAGCCCAATAGTGGGCACGCTGACGGGCAGCGCCACCTGGGCCAGGCGCGGCAGGGTGTTGATCGCGGTGTGGTTGGCTGTTTGCATGGCTAGGCCTCCGTTGGTGAGCATTTATCGCGCCACATCAGCCACAGGGCATGGCGCTGGGCGGGGGTGCGTGGGGCGGCCAGCCGGCCGGCACGCAAGGCGCATAGGTCTGTGCGGCTGATGCCGGCGCGCTCCGACAGGGTGCGGTCCAGGTAATAGCGGCGCAGGTCGTTAAGGCAGCGCGGCCAGGTGACGGGACTCATGGCGCGGAATCCTGGGCCGTGGCGCGGGCCTTGAGGGCTGCGGCCAGTTCCGCCAGCAGGTTGTCGTCGGCCTCGGCCAGTGCGGTGATCTGGTCGGCGCTGAGCCCCAGTTCGGCGCCCTGGCGTTCGGCGCGCCCGGCCAGCAGACGGCGCAGCAGGGCGCCGTAGTCGTCGAGCACGTAGTCCACGTCAGCGCGGCGCACCAGGTTGCCGGCCAGTTCGTCGCGTTCCATTTCTAGCTTGTCCGCCTGCGCCGCCTTGATGCGCCCTTCGTTGCGGGCCTTTTCCAGGGCGGCCAAACGCAGTTGTTCGCGCAGGCCAGGCCCGGCGCTGGCGGCGCTGTCGCGTTCCTCGCGCTCCAGCTGGTGGCGGCGCGCCACGTCAGCACGGTAGCCGGCGGTGGCGGCCAGTAAGTCCAGGCTTTTTTCCACCTGCACCGCGTTGCCGTCGAGCACCAGGCGCCCCGCCTTGGCCCAGCGGGTGACGGTGGATTTGTTGACGCCGCGCCGGCGGGCGAAGTCGGCAAGGCTTTCGGTGCTCACCGCCCCGCACCCGCCAGTGTGTCGAGAATATCGAGCACCGCGGCGGCATGCGGGCCGGTAACGCGCACCTGGTCGCGGCGGCGCGCCACGTAGGCGATCTGCTGGCGCGCTGCGCTGTCGTGGCGGTACAGGCGGCGCAGCAGGTCGCGGTAGGCGTCGGCTTCGCCCTGCCATCCGGCGGGGGGCGAAAAAGGCCCAGGAAGGCCTGGGGTGGTGTCGATTCGGTGCATGTTGGCGGCTCCTGTCCAGGGTCCCATTAGTCGTTAGGGTGTTTTCCACGGGTATCGCGGCCCTTTCCACGGCAAAATCCACCGCTAAGTACCTTGATTCCACTCATTTCCACGGGTTCCACGGGTAAATTAATCGCGCGCGAGCGACGCACATATGTATGAGGTGTTTTATTTTTTGTTGCTCGCGTGCGTGCGCGCGTTACCCGTGGATTCAGTGGAATCAATGACTTAGCGGTGGAATTGGTGTGGCTCGCAAGTGGAATCAATAACTTAGCGGTGGAAAATGCCGTGGATTTTGCGCCGCTCATGCGTAGTCCTCCGTGCTGAGTGCCGTGGCGAAGGCAAAATAGCCCCGCGTGAGCCACTCGGTTTTGGTTTCACCGGGTTGCTGCACCAGCCGCGCCTGGGCGGTGTCTGGCGCCACCAGTGCGGCGGCGCCTGCCATGGCCTCGGCGGATGGGGTGATCATCTTGCGTTTTTTGATGGTCTGGTCCTGGAAACTGGACCATGTGGCCTCGGAGCGCGCCGCCGTCCAGCCGATTTGCTTGCCGAGGTGGTTGGTAAAGTGGTTGCTGGGCCTGGGCCGAAATTCGCCGTTTGATTTGCACCATCGCTCATAGGCGCGGTACAGGTGCGAGCCCAGGCAGGGGCAGAACGGCAACGGCTCGCCGTCTGGGCCTTCCAGCTCCAGGCGCTGCCAGTCGCGCAAAAACCGTTGTTCGCTGGACATGCCGAGGTCGATCAGGTCGCCCTTGGCGGCCGTCATGGGCGGCTTGGTCCATGGCTTGAAGTCGCCCAGGTCGAGGTTCAGCAGATAATGGTGCAGTGCCGCGATGCCGCCGTTGCGCAGTTCTTCGGTTACTTCGGCGTAGTAGGCCTCGGGCAGTTTCGGCGGGGTCCAGATCACGATGTGACGCCGGTCGTCCTTTTCCAGCGCCAGAGGCAGATCCTCGTTTGAAAGAAAAACGAAATTCATGCAGTTTTTTTCCACGTGCGCGGCAACAAACTTTGGATTCACCCGCACCTTGTCGCCGGTCACCAGCCCCTTGAGGCGGTTTTTGATGTGATAGGTGTCGGTTCTTGCCACTACCTCGTCAGCGAGGACGAAGAGTTTTTTCTCGGTCCAGTCGCTGTTGTATTTGTCCTCGATGGACTCCTGCCCAATGATCGTGCCGTATTCACCATAAATTTTGCAGACGGCCTCGAACACCAGGGACTTGCCGGTTCCCTGCGGGCCATGGACCACCAGCGCCGTCTGCATCTTGGCGCCGGGGTGCTGAATGGGGTAGGCCAGCCACTTGAGCACGTGTTCGTACAGTGCGCGCCCACCGGCATGGCCTTCGCCGTTGCACAGGTAGGCCAGCAGGTCCAGCGACGCGTCGCAGATTCCATCGGATGATGGCACGCTGGGCCAGCCGCCCCAGGTGTTGAACCGCAGCCCTTCGCGCTCCGTGGGGTCGAATCCGATTTCCGCCACGTCGGCCACTTCAAAATCGGGATGCGTGCGCAGCTTGTCGATGCGCTCGGCGCCCAGCAGGTTGCGCACGTCGTCCACGTGCACGAATTTGCGTTGGATTCGGTCGTACAGCGTTTTGC